GTATTATTGGAATAAATACGGCTGGTCGCCAAAAGAAAGTATTAGATGAAATGGATTTTAATTTTATATATTTGCACTTTGACTACTGGAGAGTGTCCGTCTAGTTCTATTACAATGCACCAATTTGAAAGTCATAGAGATTGTGTTTTAGGTGGTTACAAAGCGGCACATAACGCATTCAAAGGTTTAGAGAAAATGGAAGATTTGGAAAGAGAATATATTGAAAGAGAACAAGTGGTTATAAAGTTTGAATGCAAAGGATTGCAAGCATCTAGCACATAGGATATAAATAATTATGACTAAAATAGCACCGAAAACAACAAAAGAGCATATTGTAAATATTTACAATAAGATTGAGTTGTTAGAAACGAATCATATCCACCACTTACAAAAAGAGGTGCGAAAGTTGAATTATGTACTATGGACTGTTGGGTTTATGGTCGCTACTCAGTTTATTGCTTGGGTGCTTAGAATGGTGGGATAATGTACGAAACAGTTAAAAAAAAAATAAAAGAATCAGAGGGTTTTTCAAACAGAGGGTACTTTTTGAAATACAAAGGTGCTGATGGTCAAGACATACAGGAAGATTTCATGACGATTGGGTATGGTCATAAGTGTGTAGATGGCGACCCATATCAACCAAATGTTGATTATTCAACAGAGGTTTTAGAGCAACAGTTTGAAAAAGACTTTACTGTGTATTTGCACGCCGCTGAAAGATATATTGGCGATTGCGAAGTACCTGAGCATATCAAAGAAATAATTATAGAAACAGCTTACAACATAGGAGAGCCAAGACTTTTTATGTTTAAGAACATGAGAGCAAAGATGCAACAGGGCGATTGGCAAGGTATGGCGGCAGAGTTAAGAGACTCCAAACTATACAGAACTTTAACATCAAGATATGAACCGCTTGCGAAAATCATAGAGGAGACTTAAAAATGGTTTTAGGAAAATTATTAGGCGGCGGTGCTTTGAAAACTGTTGCTGGTGTTATTGATGATTTACATACCAGTGAAGAAGAAAAAGCACAGTTAAAAAATAGATTTGCTGAGATAGAGTCAAAACTTAAAGAAAAACAAATGTCAATTAACTTGGCTGATGCACAAAGTCAAGCTGGTGGTATTAGTGGTTTTTTACAGCGTGCATGGAGACCGCTTATAGGAATGTCTTGTGCTTTGGCGATTTTTTGGGAATATGTATTATCAAAATTTATTTTATTTATTTGTGGACTGTTTCAGTATGAAGTGCAAAATATTCCGCAGATGGATATGGGAACTCTGATGCCTTTAGTCATGGCACTTTTAGGTATGTCGGGAATCAGAAGTTTCGAAAAATTAAAGAAGATTAATACCGACAAAGGAAAGGAGTAATTTATGGTCAAAAAGAAAATTGAACAACAAGTTACTAAATGGTGGCACGCATTCACAGAGTTAAAATCTTGGGTGCAAATCGTAATAGCTGTTGCAGTGGTTGTAGCGGCTCACAACTATATTCTTCATTAGATCATGGCTAAGAAGAAAAAGAAAACTGTTGGTCTAACTACAAAACAGAAAAAGTTGCCTAAAGCGTTGCAGATGGCAATTTTGAAAAAACAAAAAAAGGGGAAATAATATGCCTTATCATACTGGCAAAGGTTCTCATTCAAGAGGCATGAAAAAGTCTAAAATGTCAAAGATGAGCAAACCTAAAAAGAAAAAGAAGAAGAAGAGATAAATGGTCAAGGTAGCGTCTATAAAAAATATTATTAAAGACCTAACACCTAGACAAAAAAAGACTATGCGATCTCATGCTAGACACCACAGTCTAAAACACATGAGGTCAATGGCTAGACTGATGGGTGGTAGGAGAAAATTAACATTCTCCCAAGCCCATCGAGTCGCCATGAGGACTACTGGTAAATGAGTGGTATTACAACATCAGCACTGATTTCTGAATTAATCAATAAAAGACCCATAAATCGTAAAAGAAAAACCAAGCAAACTCTAAAAGCACCTCAGAATCGCAATTTAAGAGCCGCACAGAGACTTTTGAGGGTTAGGGCTACTTAGTAACCCCAAACCTCCTTTCTTGCCTCTAGGACGGCTGTATCACGCCAAATCCAGTCATCAGGATTAGGAATAATAGTATTTTTGACATCATCTAAGGTATCAACAGTTCTAAGATAGTTTGCCATAGCAGAAATGATATGCTCACATACTTTCATAGGTGTATCATAATCAACTAGGCTCATGCTCTCAAACTTAGCACCACTTTTATTAGCTATCAGATACCAAAGTTTCTGATTTGCATTTGTGCCTCTTTGATAAATAGATTGTTGCATAGCATGAGACATAGATAAGCCAGTGGGTTTACGCTTGGTTGTTTTAAGATCAATGTAAAAATCCTCTTTTGTTTGCTTATCCTCAAAATGAAAGTCTGTATATCCAATAAGCGGTACACCATGAATTTCTAGTTCAACTTTCTTTTGATAGCCTAAGATATTCCATTTGAAACCAAACTCATTGAATGCTTTGACTCCCTCCTCAAACAAAGGAATCAGATTGTATTCCTCCTCATCTGTTTTTGGGTCATCAAATAATTTACAGTTTGCGTGGAACTCATCAAACATCTTATCTATTGCCTCTTGTTTATCTATTCCGTTCAGCCACATATTAAGACCAGACTCAACAGCTTTACCTCGTTCTGCCGCCGCTGATGATGGAAACTCGTACCCAAAGATACGCCTCAACGCCCAACGATCTCTTTGAAATGCAAATTCATTTATATGGCTAAAGGACAAGGGCAACAAACTCTTGTCGCCCTCATCAAATTTTTTAAATAACTCTATCATAACTTATCCATAAAGTTCTGAGTTTCATTTATGTTGTTATCTAAATCAACAATAATATCTTTAGCTTTTTCATAAATGTTACTCTCTTTACCAAATCTTTTTATGTATAATGATAAAGAATTTTTTGCTAGTTCCATGATTTGAACATCTTCTAGGTTCTTATCTAAAGACCGCATCTTGTCCATATCAATGCTGTTTTCCATGTCGTCAAGTTCTTTGGCTGACAAACCAAGTAATAATCTATCTGACATGGCTACTGCAACAAACTATATTCTGCAAATGTTTTACCATTACGAGTCACATAATCAGTTATGATTGCGTGTCCGTTTCTTCTAAGATCAAAAACTCTTGAACTTAGTCTAAAACAACCAAACTTTTTTAGTGCATCTTTTGGCGTTAGTTTTTTACCTGATTTTAGGTAACTTAGTATTTGTTGGTTTTGTGTTAGTGCTGGCATAATGACTCCTTTCTATAAGTTATTTTTTGCCAATTCCCTTTCGTTTACGACCTTAGTTCTGAGGTCATCACGAAAAGCCTTAAAGGTTTCGTATCTAATTTTAGAACGATTCCTTGCTTTAAGAGTAGTTTTGTATCTTTCAAACCACTGCTTAAACTTGTTATCAGAATAAATGAGTCCATTTAATTCTGTTGTATTCTTATAACTGCTATTTTTACTGTGTTCCAGAGTTAATTCTGCAATAATCATTTTCTCTTCTTTTTTCATTAATTCTGCCGCTGTATCATTATCAGCAAAATCTAATCCTATTTGCTCTTGTCTTGTAGAGAGTTCATTTGGGTTAAAATCTAGTGAATAAATATTAGTCTCCATTTTGTTCAAATTCCTTATCTGCAATTTTTTGATCTAGTTCTTTTTGAAACTCATCGTTAAGCTGTCTGTGTTTATGTGCTTGTGTATGACAATGACGACAAACTGGAAATAGATTGCTTGGTACATTGTATGAGTTTTTTTTACTACCACCCATACCTTTTGATTTAAGATGGTGGATTTCTACCGCTGGTCTTTGGTAGCAACCCCAACACTGGGGGGTATCTACAATAGATAACCCCCAATAGTCGTAAAATATCTTTCGGTAATTTTTAGATATTTTTGAGATTGTCATTGAATGCTCTCACTGCATTTTTAGTCAAATCACTTATATCTTCAACACTGAAATGACCACTACCCATTGATCGACCAACAACACCAGTTACAAAAATATCCATTCTCTGAGTATCGTTTTTGTTCATACCATTAGAGATAGGCATAGGTCTTGTTTGCTGTTGTGGTTGATAATTGTTGTTAGGCAAATCATCATCAAGTGTATGATTGTCAGCAATAGAAACATCTTTGACATTAGTATATGGGTTGCCGCCTTTTGATGTTTTCACATTTATAACAGTGAAATTTA